CGAGGAAGTGCAAGGCATCCGCGCCTTCGGTTCGGAAACCGAAACCGAGACGGTCGCGGGCGTCGTCGCGCGCCATCTGGAGACGATGCGCAACAAGCACGCCATCACGCTGGAGCACCTGCGCATGGGGGCGCTCAAGGGTGTGATCCTCGACGCCGATGGGTCGGAGCTGGTGGATTTGTTCGATGCCTTCGAGATCGATCAGACCGTTGTCGAGTTTCCGTTTTCCAACGAGAAAGGTGACGTCAAAGGCGCCTGCATCGCTACGGCAGCAGCGATCGAAGAAGGTCTCAGCGGCGAATTTTCGACTGGTGTTCATGTGCTGTGCTCGCAGGAGTTCTTTGCGGCACTGATTGCCCACCCGACGGTAAAAACGGCCTATGCCAATTGGCAAAACGGTGCCATCTTGATCAACGATGTGCGAAAGGGCTTCACCTATGGCGGCATTACCTTCGAGGAGTACCGGGGGAAAGCTGTAGCGAGAATCGGCGAGACCGTTGTCGTGCGCCGTTTCATCGAGGCAGGCGAAGCCCACGCCTTCCCGACCGGCACCATCGACACCTTCGGCACCTACTTTGCACCAGCCGACTTCAACGAGACGGTGAATACGCTCGGCCTGTCGCTGTACGCCAAGCAGGAGCCGCGCAAGTTTGACCGGGGCACCGACCTGCACACGCAATCCAACCCGCTGCCGATGTGCCATCGCCCTGGTGTGCTCGTGAAGCTGGTAGCTGCATGATGGGTCTCGTCGAGCAGGTTTATGCCGCCGCTTTGAGCGCTGGTCTTCTGCGGGATTGCCGGTGGCAGCCTGCCGATGGCTCGCCGTCGCAGACGCACGCGGTCGGCTTCACGGCACCGGACGACACCGTGTTCGAGGGACTGGCCTCGACCACCGACCACCAGATGTCGTACCCGGCCTCGGTCCTCAAAGGGCTGGCTCCGCGCGACACAGTCGAGATCGATGGCGTGATCTATCAGGTGCGTAGCACCCGGGCCGTGGGCGACGGCTCGGAGATGCGCGCACAGCTCACCCGGGTGTAGCGCCATGTCCGGCAACTCGATCCGCGAACAGATCCTGCTCGCGGTGATGGCGGCTGTCCGACCGCCGGTGGAATCGCTCGGTGCGACGCTACACCGCTCGCCCACGGTGGCCATCAGCCGGGAGCAATGCCCGGCACTGGTGGTGTTCCCCGAGTCCGAATCGATCACCGAGCGCGCCAACGACCGCGTCACACGCGAGCTCACGGTGCGCCTGGTCGCGCTGGCCCGCGCGGTACCTCCCGCCATTCCGGAAACCGAGGCTGACCGGCTGCTCACTGCCGCCCATGCTGCGCTGCTGGCCGACCGGAATCTGGGTGGCCTTGCCTTGGGTATCCGCGAGCAGGAATGCGAGTGGGACGTCGAGGACGCCGATGCGGTGGCCGCAACGATCCCGGCGCGCTACGCAATCACCTACCGAACGCTCGACACCGATCTTTCAGCCAAAGGATGACCCCCATGACTTCCATCGTTCTGACTCAGCCGCACACCCACGCGGGCCAAGCCCACAAGGCAGGCGACCGGCTCGATGTGGATGGCGGCACTGCCGACTGGCTCATCGCCAACGGCATCGCCCGCCACGACCGCCAGCCCGTACCCGAGCTCCAGCCGCAAGGCGACGGTATGCCCCTCGAACCCAAAACCATCCAACGCAAGGAATCCAAATCATGAGCACCTACGCAAGTTTTCAGGGCCGCGTCTTCCTCGGAAAGCGCGACACCGACGGCCTTCCCATCGAAGTCCGCTCGCCCGGCAACGTCGCCGAGCTCAAGCTCTCGCTCAAGACCGACGTGCTGGAGCACTACGAGAGCCAGACCGGTCAGCGTTCGCTGGATCACCGGATGGTCAAGCAGAAATCGGCCACTGTGAACCTCACCATCGAGGAGTTCACCAAGGAAAACCTCGCGCTGGCGCTGTACGGCAACCACGTCACCGGCAGCACGGGCACTGTGACGGCTGAACCCATTGGCGGCGCGGATCCGGTGGTCGGCGACCGCTACTTCCTCGCGCACCCCAAGGTCTCGGCACTGGTGGTGACCGATTCGGCAGGCACGCCCGCGACGCTGACCGCAGGCACGCACTACACCGCCGACACCGACTTCGGTGCCCTCCAGTTTCTGGATACCACCGGCTTTACCGAACCGTTCAAGGCGGCCTACAGCTACGGCGTCGCCACCGAGATCGGCATCTTCACGCAGGCGCTGCCCGAGCGTTACCTGCGCCTGGAAGGCATCAACACCGCGCAGGGCAACGCCAAGGTGCTGGTCGAGCTGTACCGCGTGGCCTTCGATCCGCTGAAGGAAATCTCCTTCATCTCGGACGAGTACAACAAGTTCGAGCTGGAAGGCTCGCTCCTGGCCGACACCACCAAGCCCTACGACGCGGTGCTCGGCCAGTTCGGCCGTATCGTGCAACTGTAATGGGGACTGCCATGAGTGATCTGGAAACCCTCATCCCGCAGGCGGTGGAACTGGTCATCGACGGCGAGCCGTTGGCGATCAAGCCACTCAAGGTCGGGCAGATGCCCGCGTTCCTGCGTGCGATCACGCCGGTGATGCAGCAGATCGGTGGAGACGGCATCGACTGGCTGACGCTGATCGGCGAGCGCGGTGACGAACTGCTGACCGCAGTGTCGATTGCCATCGGCAAGCCGCGCGCGTGGGTCGACGAGCTGGCCGCCGACGAGGCGATTCTGCTGGCAGCGAAGGTGATCGAGGTGAACGCCGATTTTTTTACCCGGACGGTGATGCCGCGACTGAACGGAGAAATGGGCGGTCTGATCGCGCGGACGAGTGCGGCGGCAGCCGCCGTCACGGCTGGTTCGACACCGTCCAGCACCTGATCGAGCGCGGCCACCGGTTGCCCGACATCCTCGACTACACCCTGGCGCAGGTGCGCGGCTTCGCTGCCGCCACCGCGCGGGTGGACGCCGCACGCGATGCGCGGCTGCTCTCGCTGATCGCCATCGGCGCGCGCGGCGATTCGCGTCACCTCGACCAGACCCTCGATAGGCTCCAAGACCGTGCGCATCTCGATCCGCATCGATAGCAAGGCTGCGCAGGCGCAGTTGCGCCGCTGGGGCGGCGAGTTCCGCGACAAGGTCAAGAAGGCGGTCGCGCGTGGCATCGCCAGCGAGGCCGCCGATCTCAAGCAAGACGTGCGCACCCACGTCGCGGGCCAGATGGCGGTGGTCAAGAAGTCCTTCGTCAAGGGCTTTACCGCCAAGGTGCTGGACAAGGACAAGAACCGGCTGCCCGCGCTCTACGTCGGCTCGCGCATCCCGTGGTCGGGCATCCACGAGCGTGGTGGCTCTATTTCCGGCCGGATGCTGATCCCGCTGCACGGGCGCGTGGGCCGCAAACGCTTCAAGGCGCAGATCGCCGAGCTGATGCGCGGTGGCAATGCCTATTTCATCAAGAACGCCAAGGGGAACATCGTGCTGATGGCTGAGAACATCAAGGAACACGACCGGCCGTTGGGGGACTTCAAGCGCCGCTACCGCAAGGCCGAGGGGATCAAGAAATTGAAGCGCGGGGCAGACATTCCTATTGCAGTGCTGGTGCCACGCGTGCAGCTCAAAAAACGCTTGAATGTCGAGCGCCTGGTCGCTGGACGTGTTCCGCGACTGGCAGCAGCCATCGAAAAACAGCTACGACGTGTGGATTGAGCAATGGCCAATCGCATCTCTGTCCTCGTTGCCCTCGAAGGCGCTGATGAGGGGCTCAAGCGCGCCGTTGATTCGGCGGAGAAGTCGCTGGGCGAACTCTCTGGTAGCGCTAAGACCGCCGGCCAGAAGGCAACTGCCGGAATGGCCGAGGTCAATGCGGGGGTCTCCGCTTTTGGCGAACAGATCAACCGTGCCAAGACACAACTGCTGGCCTTCCTGACCATCAACTGGGCCAGCGGCAAGGTGCAGGAGATCGTCCAGATCGCGGACGCCTGGAACATGATGTCCGCTCGCCTTAAGCTCGCCACCGCTGGCCAGCGCGAGTACGCCGTTGCCCAGAAGGAGCTTTTCGACATTGCCCAGCGTATTGGCGTTCCGATCCAGGAAACCGCCACGCTGTACGGAAAGCTACAGCAGGCGGTGCGGATGCTCGGCGGTGAGCAAAAGGACGCGCTCACCCTTACCGAGAGCATCTCGCAGGCACTGCGCATCTCGGGCGCTTCGGCCGCCGAGGCGCAGTCGTCCCTGCTGCAGTTTGGCCAGGCCCTGGCATCCGGAGTGCTTCGCGGTGAGGAGTTCAATTCTGTCGTTGAGAATAGCCCCCGTCTGGCGCAAGCCTTGGCTGACGGACTGAATGTGCCGATCGGACGGCTGCGCAAGCTGGCTGAGGAGGGTCGGCTCACTGCCGACGTGGTGGTCAATGCGTTGATGGGCCAAAAGGATAAGCTGGCGGCTGAATACGCCCAATTGCCCGCCACCGTGAGCCAGGCGTTCACGCGCTTGTCCAATGCCTTCGGCCAGTGGATCAGCCGTCTGGACGAATCGACAGGCTTCACGAAGAAGCTTGCCGAGGCGCTGACCTGGCTATCGCAGAACCTGGAGTTGGTGATGCAGTGGCTGCAGCGCATCGCCGAGGTGGGTCTGGCCGTGCTCATCTACCGCCTGATCCCAGCCCTGATCACGGCCTGGCAGACGGCAGGTGCGGCTGCAGTGACAGCCGCCAGCGCCACATCGGCGGCCTGGGCAACGGCCAACCTGTCGGTGTCGGCGGCTGTGGCCAGCGTGGGCTTGCTCAAGACGGCGTTTGCCGTGCTGGGCGCTTTCCTCGTGGGTTGGGAAATCGGTACCTGGCTGTCCGAGAAATTCGAGATCGTCCGCAAGGCGGGCATCTTCATGGTGGAAATGCTGGTCAAGGGCGTGGAGCAACTTCAGTACCGCTGGGAAGCCTTCGCAGCCATCTTCACCTCGGACACTATTGCCCAGGCCACCCAGCGCCAC